CGCGATTATGGTGGCGCTGCTACTCGCAATATCAGGCAAGGCTAACTCGGCTGAGTTGCAAACCTGCCTGTACACCCCGGACATCCGGGTGTCGATGGCGCAGGAACAGTTCAGGCTGGTCCGTGCTGACTTGTTCAGTGGTGGTGCAGTGGTTACCTACAAGAGACACAACGAGAGCATCCAGTGGGTGTTCCTGCTGTCTGGTGTGGGTTGTTTGTTGAACACAAGAGAAGGAGGCGCTTGATATGCTGAGTAGATTACCCCCACCGCCACCCATCGTGGGTATCTGCGGCCCTGCCCGTGCAGGTAAGGACACGATAGCCAAGGTACTCAAGTCCATGGGCTACGTGAAGGACAGTTTCGCTGGCCCGATACGGTGCTACGTGGCTGAGATTTGTGGCCTGACACTGGACCAGTTGGAAGAAGTGAAGGACTTCCCTTCGGATGCACTGGCCGGGAAGACACCACGCTACGCAATGCAGACCCTCGGCACCGAGTGGGGTCGCAACCTGATTGACCAAGACATTTGGATTAACTACCTGATGCGCCGCTCCATGGGGATGCGCCTTGTGGTACCGGACATACGATTCGAGAACGAGGCACGTGCCATCATCAAGCAGGGTGGTATCATCCTGCGTGTGGTCCGACCCGGTACTGAGATTGTTGAGTCAGGCCACGTAAGTGAAGGCGGTATCCCGAGTGAACTGGTGGACTACACGTTCATCAACGATGGCTCTGTGTACCAACTGGGACACCGGGTGACTGACCTGATGTACTGCCGATACGGGGGTGAGGTATGAGTCTAGGAATGGAAGCCGTGGTTGCAGTGTCAACCCCGGAGAATGTGATAGCAGTTGTCACCTTCTGCTGCCTCTTCATCGGGGCCATGATGGTGAACTGCTTTGAAGATGACGATGACGACATGGACGGTACGATTTAATGACAGCCTTGGTATCCTTTGTGGTAGCCTTCGTGGTTACCATGATTGCCCTTCAACCCGGAACAGGATTTGAATATGAAAGTAACAATCGTAATTGAGGATACCTTGGATGGTGCAGGAATCTCTGCCAAGTTCGAGACAGGTGACAAGAACTCTGCTGGATACACCGAGAGTCTGGCCTACCTGATTGCCCAGCAGATGTTCTTTCAGGTTATCAAGCCAGCCTTGGATAACAAGAACCTGAGAGTGAAAGAAGTACCCTTCCCTGAGGCACTGGGTCTCCCGCCAAAGGCGACTCACTGATGTGAGGTAAGATATTCAGTAGGTACCTATAAGATAAACCTTATAGGTATCTTATAGAGATATTACTTATAGATAATATAAAGTAGATAATACTTATAGGTAATACCTTTAAGATAACCCATTAGATACCATAAGGATAATCATTATGTGGACACCTGAAGCCCTGATGCAAGAGCAGTTCAAGTTGGAAGAACAGATGGTACTGGATGGTGCCGAGCGTTACAACCGACAGGTTGCCAAGAACCGTGAGCGTGGCATGGAAGACAAGCTGGACTACAGCAAGCGCATCATTGGTGCCAAGACTGAGGCCCTTGCCAACGCCATTGACGAGTGGAAGCAGGCCATGGAAGCAGGCCACGCCAGCCACCGTGGTATTGCCTACCGCTACATCAAGGACATGGACAACAAGGTGTTGGCCTACCTGACCCTGAAGGCTGTGCTGTCTGGTATCACCAAGTCACGCACCTTGCAGATGGTAACCATTTCGATTGGCACCACGGTCGAAGATGAAATGCGCCTTGCCTCCATCCGTGAGAACGAGAAGAAGGCGTTCGACCGTATCGTGAAGAAGGCCAGTGAGCGTGCCAGCGATAACAACAAGCACTACTACGCCATGCGTGCGGCCCGTACCGTGGACGACTGGGAAGAGTGGAGCAAGCAGGACCGCCTGCATATCGGGATGCGCCTGCTGGACCTGCTGATGCAGTCAGTGGGTTTGGTTGAGGTGTTCATGCAGAAGCACAGTGCAACCACTGGTGCCAAGTACATCCGTGCCCTGCCCGAGACAGTCGAGTGGATTGAGAAGCGCGTTGAAGCTGCCCAGTTCTTTCGCCCGGTGTTCGAGCCGATGATTGTACCACCCAAGCCATGGACCAACGTCCGTGATGGTGGCTACCTGACATCGTTCGTCCGCCCCTTGTGCCTCGTGAAGTTCTCACGTGTGGACAAGGAGTACATCGAGCAGTTGGACTCAGTTGAAATGCCCGTGGTGTACGATGCTGTGAACGCCTTGCAGAATACCGCATGGTCAATCAACAGCAAGGTACTAGATGTGATGCAGGCCCTGTGGGAATCTGGCGCGGCCCTGCCCTGCCTACCCCTGCGTAACGGTATGTCCATGCCCACCAAGCCGCATGACATTGACACGAACAAGATGGCGCAGCGTGAGTACCGTAGTGCAGCCGCGAAGATTCACATGCTGAACCTGTCACACACAGGCCAGCGTATTGGATTCAACTACACTGTGCGTCAGGCCCGTAGGTTTGAGGCATACCCTGAGTTGTACTTCCCGTACCAGTTGGACTTCCGTGGCCGCATCTATGCGGTACCCCACCTGAACCCGCAAGGTCCCGACAACATGAAGGGTCTGTTGCAGTTCAGCAAGGGTACCCCGCTGGGTAAGGATGGTGCCAAGTGGTTGGCCTTCCATGGTGCCAACGTAGCAGGCAACGACAAGTGCAGCATTGAGGCACGTGTTGAGTGGGTGATGGAGAACGAGGCTGAGATTCTGGCTATCGCAAACAATCCTCTGGACAACCTTGGTTGGACCCACGAGATTGGCGGTATCGCAATCGACAAGCCGTTCCAGTTCTTGGCCTTCTGCTTTGAGTGGGCCGGGTATCGCAAGGAAGGCGAGGCTTACGAGTCACGCATCCCAGTTGCACTGGACGGTTCATGCTCAGGCATTCAGCACTTCTCTGCCATGCTCAAGGATGAGCGCGGTGGTTCGGCTGTGAACCTGACACCCTCGGCACTGCCGCAGGATGTGTACCGCATGGTGGCTGAGGAAGTCATCAAGATGGCACAGGTTGACGCGCTGGAAGGAACTGAGGACGAGGCATGTAGCCGCACCGATGAGGACACTGGCGAGGTGTTTGAGTACGTCCGTGACGGTACGAAGAATGCAGCCAAGGCGTGGTTGAAGTTTGGTATCAACCGCAAGGTGACCAAGCGTTCAGTCATGACGCTGGCCTACGGTTCCAAGGAGTACGGGTTCCGTGCCCAGTTGATGACCGACATCATCAGCCCTGCCAAGGCAGCAGCTATGAACCCGGATGGTACTACCAACACCGAGAAGTTCCCCTTCACTGGTGATGGGTACGGTGCTGCCCTGTACATGAGCAAGTTGATTTGGATTGCGGTGAATCGCGTGCTGGTGAAAGCTGGCGAGGCGATGGAGTGGTTGCAAGAATCAGCCAAGCTGTTGGGCCAAGAGGGTCTGCCAGTACGCTGGACCACGGTGGTTGGTTTCCCTGTGATGCAGGCTTACTACAACACCGAACGTAAGAACGTGAAGACTGCGCTGTATGGCAAGACCTTCCTGACTACCCTTCACAGGGAAGTGGATGGGATTGACAAGCGTGCCCAGTCCCAAGCGGTGTCCCCTAACTTCGTGCACTCATGCGATGCAGCACACTTGATGCTGACCACGGTGCGTTGTACCCTACAGGGTATCAACCAGTTTGCCATGATTCACGACTCGTTCGGTACCACGGCAGGCCGCACGGAAGAAATGTTCAAGACTGTGCGCGAGTCCTTCGTAGAAATCTACGATGAGATTGACGTGTTGGAAAACTTCCGCGAGGAAGTGGCCGAGCAGTTGAGCGAGAAGCGTTTGAAGAAGTTGCGTCCTCTTCCCCTGAAGGGTACGCTTGATGTGAAAGGTATCTTGGAAAGCAAATACGCTTTCTCTTGATGAGGTATGACACTTGGTAAAGGAAGCCATGATGAAAACGATTGATGACTTGATGTACGAACTGGAACTCGAATTGGATGACGATGCCCACGAAGCAGAGTTGGACCATGAGGATGACGAGTTGATGTTCCAATCCACGCAGCACGAGACAGACCAGTACCGTGTGCCTCTTGATGCAGCAGTCCGACTCATGTCGAAAGGTTACATCATTGAATCTGATACTGAATACTAACCACTCTTTCAAAGGAACCAACCATGAGTGACAACAAAGCAGTACGTGTAGTATCCCCGAAAGGCCGACTGGGTTACCCAGTACTGACCAAGCCTGACACCAAGTTCAACAGCGAAGGCGAGTACAAGACCCACTTGTTCTTGGGCGCTGATGAAGCAGCCGCTCTGATTGAGAAGCTGACCGAAGGTGTAGCCAAGGCAGTAGCCAACGCGAAGGCTGACCCAAAGAACAAGGGCAAGAAAATCAAGGAGGCTGACCTGCCTCTGTTGTGGAACGAAGACGAAACAGAAGCACGCTTCTCGTTCAAGCTGAAGGCCACTGGCAAGAAGAAGACAGGCGAGGCATTCACCCAGAAGCCAGCCCTGTTTGATGCCAAGGGTAAGCCCCTGCCAGAAGGCGTGAAGATTGGTAGCGGTACCATGGCGAAGGTGTCCTTCGAGATTGTTCCCTTCTTCACAGCACTGGTTGGCGCTGGCGTGAGCCTCCGCCTGAAGGCCGTGCAGGTAATCAACCTGAAGGAATGGGGCAGTGCTGGCAACGGTTCAGCTTACGGCTTCGATGAAGAAGAGGGTGATGAGATTGAAGGCAGTGATTCTGCTGACGACTTGAAAGATGAATCAGCAGGAGCAGGTGATGCCCCGACTGACGACAACCCGGACTTCTGATGTAGGGCTTCGTGAAGGTTATCGCTCAGGACTAGAAGAAACATTGGGACTCCAACTCGAAAGGGCTGGGGTCCCTTTTTCATTTGAGTCCGAGAAGATAGCGTACCAGAAGCCAGCATCCAACCACAAATACACACCCGACTTCATCCTCCCAAACGGAATCATCATCGAATCCAAGGGTCGCTTCGTCACGGCTGACAGACAGAAACATCTGCTGGTCAAGAAGCAACACCCTGATAAGGACATTCGATTTGTATTCTCATCTTCCAAGCAGAAAATCAGCAAGGGGTCTAAGACTACCTACGCAGATTGGTGCGAGAAGTATGGGTTCAAGTACGCCGACAAGGTAATCCCATTGGCGTGGCTGGAAGAAGCAAAAGGAAAGTAACATGGCAACATTCGCTAAACGGAAAACAACTGAGTGGTTGGTGGT